AAAAAGGCAGAATTAACGGATATTGAATTTGAGTGCAGGATACCACAAGAAAAATATCCCTTTGCCGTTTACAAGTCGGGGTTCAGAGGTGCTGACTATTTTCTGGACTACTTTGAAAGCCTGAAAATGAGTAAGGAGCCCTTCCAGTTCATTGTATGCAGGAAACGACCGACCGGAAAAAGACTTTTCGATACCAATATTAAGGTATCTATGGAAGATTACAAAATTACAGAGGACGCAAAGGACGGGTTCGATGTCCTGGTAAAGATAAAACTGAAACAATGGCGGGATTACGGGACAAAGACAGTGAACATAACCTTCGACATGGAGAAACCGAAAGCGAGTGTTGAGGCACAGCGGGAAACTGTTTCTTCACCAGCTCCGGCAGCAGCGCAGACTTACACGGTGGTAAAGGGGGATTGTCTCTGGAATATTGCCAAAAAGTTTTATGGGAACGGCAGTAAATACACGGTGATCTATAACGCGAACAAAAGCGTAATTGGGGGGAATCCAAACCTAATCTATCCTGGGCAGGTATTGACGATTCCAGCAGCTTAGAAAGAGGGTGTGTTCAAATGAGCGTTGAACTGTTGATTGGGAATGAGCTTGGTACAAAAGCATACCTTCCAGCGGTGGAAGAAGGGATTGAATGGACCACGGAAAGGAAGAACACACCTGGGAAACTGTCTTTCAAGGTATTAAGGGATGATGTGCTGGATTTTTCAGAAGGAAGCGCAGTCAGGATGAAGGAAAACGGTGATGAGGTATTTTTTGGCTTTGTGTTCAAACAACAGAGGTCGAAGGAGCAGATCATCACCGTTACCGCCTACGATCAATTACGGTATCTAAAGAATAAAGATACCATAGTTTATGAAAATAAGACGGCGGACCAATTCTTGCGGATGGTTGCCGCAGACTATGCGCTGAATGTCGGGGTACTGGAAAATACGAATTATATCATTAAATCAAGGGTTGAAGAAAATACTTCCCTTTTTGAAATGGTACAAAATGCTCTTGATCTGACCTTACAGAACACGGGGGAAATGTTTGTCTTGTATGATGATTTCGGGAAGCTGGCTCTGAAACACCTTTCTTCCATGGTGGCGGGCAGTACGGGGGCTTATTTGATGGTGGATGAAGAAACATGTGAAACCTTTGATTACACTTCATCGATTGATGATAATACCTATAACAAAATAAAGCTAACCTATGACAATGAAGATACCGGGTTAAGGGAAGTGTATATTGCACAGGATTCCGGCAATATCAACAAATGGGGGATCTTACAGTATTTTGATACTCTGAAAAAGGGGGAGAATGGGCAGATGAAAGTTGATGCCCTTCTGAAATTGTATAACAAGAAAACTCGTAACTTGAAACTTACTAATGTTTTAGGTGATAATCGGGTACGGGCTGGAAGCATGATTGTTGTGAACCTTGACCTTGGGGATATGAAATTGCGGAATTTCATGCTTGTGGAAAGCTGCAAACACACATATAAGGAAAGTGAACACTGGATGGATTTGACTCTTAGAGGGGGTGAATTTGTTGGCTGATGCGAATGGATTAGTGGAAGCTATGAAAAGGGCTTCACGGGACGAACGGGAAGCGTCAAAGCCCGTCAATGTGTACTTTGGGGAAGTAGTGAGTGCCGCACCGTTGAAAATCAATGTTGAACAGAAGATGGAACTGGGTGGAGCGCAGCTTATCCTTACAAGGAATGTAACTACCCATGAAACGGAAGTAACCGTTGACTGGAGTACAAACAGTAAATCCGGGGGAAGCGGTGATGCCGCTTTCGCTTCTCATACGCACGGAATAACTGGAAAAAAGAAAATCACCGTTCATAATGGGCTGGCTGTCGGTGATGAAGTGATACTTATACGGCAGCAGGAAGGTCAAAAATTTATTGTGATTGACCGGATAGGGGGTAAGCCATGATCCCTTCAACGGTTGGTTTTTTGGATAAAGATTTTGAGATTGAGGAACAGCCGAGTTTTACATATAAGATGCAGACGGACACAAACCTTGTCCGGGGATATACTGACGGTCTGGAAGCAGTGAAGCAGGCTATTTTCAAAATTATAATGACGGAACGCTATCAGTATATCATGTATAGCTGGAATTACGGAATTGAACTTCTTGACCTTTTCGGTGAACCAGTAACTTATGTATGTCCGGAGCTGAAGCGACGTATTTCGGAAGCGTTGCTTTGGGATGATCGGATTCAGAGCGTTGACAATTTTGAATTTGACTTCCCATTTAAGGGGGTTGTGCATGTAACCTTTATAGCGCATACCATTTTCGGGGATGTGCAAGCGGAAAGGGAGGTGAATTTTTAATGTATGAGAATACAACTTATGAAGTAATCCTTCAAAGGATGCTTGACCGTGTTCCTGATAAATTCGACAAGCGGGAAGGTTCGGTTATTTGGGACACCCATTCACCTACTGCTATTGAACTCCAAATTTTGTATCTTGAACTTGATGTGATTTTGAAAGAAGCTTATGGGGATTCAGCTTCAAGGGAGTTCCTGATCTTGCGCTGCAAGGAAAGGGGGATATACCCCCATGAAGCGACAAAAGCGGTATTGAAGGGAGTTTTCACCCCGTCCACCATTGATGTGACCGGGCAGCGGTTCAATGTCGGTGATATCAACTACATTGTGACCGGGAAAATTGCGGATGGAGAATACCAGGTTGAATGTGAAACAGCTGGGAAGATTGGAAATCAGTTTTTCGGTTCAATGATACCCATAGAATATATAAAGGGGCTGCAAACCGCTGAACTGACTGAAATCCTCATTCCTGGAGAGGATGAAGAGGAAACGGAAGATTTGCGGCAAAGGTATTTTGCTTCTTTTGATGAAAATGCCTTTGGCGGGAACAGGGCTGATTACCTGGAAAAAACCAATGCGATTCCGGGAGTTGGGAGAACAAAGATGACAAGGGTATGGAATGCAGATATTTCCCCGGCTGACATGATACCGAAAGAAAGCGTTGAAACGTGGTACAACGGCATTAAGGAGACGCTTACCGGGGAAGTCCGGTACTGGCTGGATTCCGTTTTCCATGCTGGGAAACAAAAGAAGCTGACAACCGGGTGGACAGTTCTTTTGACAATCATCAATTCAGAATTCGGGCCTGCTTCGGATGCCCTTGTTCAAACGGTTCAGACAGCTATTGATCCAGAAGTAAACGCAGGGGAAGGTTATGGACTTGCTCCTATCGGTCATGTAGTAAAAGTAGAGAGTGCAAAAGCGAAAGAGATTATCATTAAAACAACTCTGACCTTTGAATCTGGTTATGGATGGGGGAATCTTCAAACCCCCATTGAAGAAGCCGTTTCTGCTTATCTTCTGGAACTTGGGAAGGAATGGGCTGATACTCTATACCTGATTGTGAGGATCAGTCAGATTGATAACCGGATTTTGAATGTTCCGGGGATCATTGATGTTCAAGACACTTCAATCAACGGTTTAAAGGGCAACCTGAATCTTGGAAGGTATGAAATCCCGGTGCTTGGGGGTGTAAGCGGATGATTAGAGAAGTTGACCTTGTTTCATACCTGCCCCCGTTCATAGCGGAGTATAAGGAAACCAATATCACGCTGACAGCGGAAAACCCGGAATTTGTTCTTGTCTGGAGAGCCGCAGACCGGACTTTGAAAAATGAGTTTATTGCAACGGCTGATGAATACGGGATCGGGAAATTTGAAAAGATATTACGCATTTTTCCATCCCGTGATGATACGCTGGAAAGCAGAAGGTCAAGGGTTCGATCCAGATGGTTCACAACACTCCCTTATACATGGAGAATGTTTCTTCAAAAACTAATTGTTTTATGCGGTGAAAATGATTTCACAGTCATAAAACAATTTGATTTATACCGGATTGATTTGCAGGTGGAGCTTAAATTATTCGGGCAAATAGAAGAATTGGAGAGAATTATCGAGACGATGTTTCCCTGTAATATGGTGGTGGAATCTAATAACAAACTGTTTGAGGATTTTGGGAATACGATTTATACAGGGGGGATATTAACATTATGTCTAATTATTAACATGGAGGGATAGAGATGGATCATATTGTTATAACAGAAAAAGGCTTGGAACTCCAGACAAAGTTGATAGCAGGAGAAACAACCGCTTTATTTACAAAAGTTTGTACATCAAATGCAGAATATGATTATAGTGATCTGGAAGCGCTGGAAGAATTGAAAAACATCTGTCAGGAAACTAACATTTTCAATGTGGAAGTAAAAGACAATTCAACAGTTGTAATTTCTGCTCCCATTGACAATAGTGGACTTCAAAAGGGCTATTATATGACGGTTGTTGGAATATATGCAAAATCTGTGGATGCAGAAGAGATTTTATATGCAGTCTCCAGGCTTGATTCAGCTCCGTATATTCCGGAGGTCACCAGCACATTAACCGGAATTTCACTTCGGTTTTCTTTAAAAGTGGGAAACACTGAAAATATAACGGTTGAAATTGACGAGACTACATCCTTGACAGTTGGAGAGTTCAACGCCTACAGGATAAAGACTATAAAAGAATATGAACGGCTGGAATCACAAAAAGTAGATTGGGCTACATATGACAGTGAAATCACAGATCTGCATAATCAAGATGATGATTTAAGAAAAATGATTTCTTCGCATAAAACTTCCGGCGATCATGATAGCCGATATTACACAGAAACGGAAATAGATATCAAGCTTTCCGGGAAGTCTGATATATCCCATACGCACGCCTGGTCTGCTATCCAGGGTAAGCCAAATACATTCCCGGCATCAGCGCATACCCATGACGATCGGTATTACACAGAGGAAGAGGTAAACAGAGGCTATTACTCACTGAAGTATGCGACAGAAATACCTGCCAGCGCAGATCTGAACAGCTATGCGGGATTCGGAAACTATGTGTCAACGAATGCGGCAAGGAGCAAAACACTGAAGAACTGCCCGTGGACGGATTCCGGCTTTAAGCTTATTGTAGCGCGGATAACCGGGGATACCACCGGGGACTATTTCGAGCAGAGGATTATCCCCAATGCAGATGAATGTATAGAAATCATAAGGCATTATGTTGTTGGGAAAGGTTATACCGCATGGAAGCGGCTGATACCTGGGGAATATCTTCCTCTGGCCGGAGGAAAGCTTACCGGTGCGCTTAATGTTGGGGATAAAGTAAATATCCGTACAGACGGGGAAGGCGGGAATATACGTCTGACCTCCCCCCAGGGAGCGGGCTGGGAAATGGATGCCCATAATGAGGATTTTCGGCTGTACCGCCAATTTAACAGTTCAATATTTGGTTTTGTGTTTACAAAAGAAGGAAAATTTATAGACGGGAGAGGGTTTGAGCTTCCACAGATACAGAAAGGCTCGCATACATTTAATGTCGGTGCAAATTCTATTGCAGAACAAACCGTAACATTTTCCAAAAGCTTCAGCAGTACGCCGACCGTAGTGGCATGGATTTACAGTGATACTTCCAATACCAATTACGGGCAGCTTGTTGCGGCAGTAAAAAATGTAACTTCAAAAAATTTTGTCCTGAGAGTGATCAACCGTTCGCCTGACGCATTATCCCCGAACGTTCAGTGGATAGCCGTTTTTTAAAAGAAGGGGGGATTCCATGATCAGGGCACCTACTGAAAAACAAAATCAGATTCACTTATAAACGAGGCCGGGGACGGTCTTTTTCTTTTGCAGAAATATAGGAGACAGCTCATGAAAGAAATACTTATGCAGACTTATACGGTTGCGCTGCCTGTCCTGCTCGGCTATATCGTCTGGCTTCTTCAGAATCAGAAAAAGGACAGGGATGCAAACAGTAAAGGAACCATGCTCCTGCTGCGGGTTCAGTTGATTGAATATCATGATAAGTATATGAAGCAGGGGGACATTCCTTCCTACGCATACGAGAATTTTACGGAGATGTATGGTGCATATCATGAACTCGGCGGGAATGGGATGATTACAAAAATGTATGAAGAAATCCAGGAATTACATCTGGCCAAGAAAGAAGGAGGAAAATAGAATATGGAAGCTTTCATTCAGTATGTAACTTATGCGCTTATGGCGGTGGGGGTGCTTGCTTTTCTTGTAAGCATGATTACCCAGGTACTTAAAGAACTGCCGAAAGTAAAAGAAATCCAGACCAGTGTAGTTGCACTGGCAGTATCCATGATCCTGTGCCCGTTAGCGGTAATCATTGTCTGCCAGTATTTCCGCATCGTAATTGTCTGGTACTATGTGTTTGCATCCTTTATTGCTGCCTTTATCGTTTATCTGGTAGCTACAGGGGGCTGGGAGCGTGTCACAGAGATGTGGAACCGGACCAAATACAAAAATAAATAATTCGGAGGACGGGAAGCCGTCCTTTTTTTGCGCCGGGATTCCGGAGATATTGAATAATTTCAAAAGGCAGTTTTCTGTCTGTACAAAAAATCAACAGAAAGGGATTGATGATATGTTAGTAGAAATCATGAAAATCGGAAAAGAAGAAATAACAGTGGTGACAAGTCTTGATGTGGCAGAGACTTTTGAAAAAGAACATAAGCGTATCCTGCAGGATATAAGGGAACTGCAATGCAGTAAGGAATTTGGACAGCGCAATTTCGTGCTCTCCTCATATACCTCCGTGCAGAACAAAAAGTTGCCTGTATATTATATAACAAGAGATGGCTTCACCCTTCTTGTTATGGGATATACCGGGGAAAAGGCCATGAAGTTTAAGGAGGCTTACATCCGGCAGTTTAATGCGATGGAAAAGGCGCTCATTGGCAAAATGAAGGAGCGGGAAAAAGGCATTGCGGTGCGTCATGCGCTTACGAATGCCCTGAAAGAGTCTCAGGAAAATATGAGGCTGCATGGCCATGCATACTCTACCTATACAAATGTGATCTATAAAGCTGTTTTTGGAAAGAATGCAAAGCAGCTTCGGGAAGAATATGGAGTTGGAAAGAAGGAGGAACTTCGGAACTGTTTCAGCAAAGAAGAATTAAAGGCTGTCCAGTCGGCGGAAATGCTGGTGGGCAGTCTTGTTTGTTGTGGATGGGGATATGAGCAAATCAAAGATTTTGTTTTGGAGAATGTGCCTAAACAAATAGTGGCATAGAACCACTTTTGAGAATGAAGTATATGTGAATCAACAAATCCAGAGGGCGGAAAACCGTCCTCTTTTTATGCTGCAAAACGGCAGCAGGAAGGAGAACCATATGAAAATCAATAGAAGAGGAATCAGCATTATTAAACAGTTTGAAGGATGCCACCTGACGGCCTACAAAGACCCGGTAGGAGTCCCAACCATCGGCTACGGCCACACTGCAGGTGTAAAGCTGGGGCAGACCATCACTCAGGCTCAGGCAGACGCTTATCTGGCGCAGGATGTTGGAACAGCGGAAAAAGCAGTATCCAGGTATGACGATACATATCACTGGAACGAAAATCAGTTCAGTGCCCTTGTCAGTTTCACATACAACTGCGGTGCCGGAAATTTGGACAAGCTTCTGGAGGGCGGCAATCGGACGGTTGAAGAGATATCTGCAAAAATATCTACATACAACAAGGGCACTGTAAACGGAACAAAGGTTGTTTTGTCCGGCCTTGTGCGGCGCAGAGCAGCCGAAAAAGCATTGTTTGATACTCCGGTGGAAAGTTGTCTGGATGCTGCACCCGGACTGGATAAAGAGGCGGTCAGAAGCCTCCAGGAAGCCCTGAACGCAGACAGAATTACGGACAGGAACGGAAATGCGCTTGTGATTGACGGTATCAAAGGCCGGCGTACCGGAGAGGCCATTTCCAAAGTGCTTCTGAAATCAGGAGCGTTTGATACAGGTAAAGGCAGGTACTGCACCGGAAGCACCGGACAAGTTGTGAAGTGGCTCCAGATGCGGCTCAATACTGTGATTGGAAATGATATTATTGTCCTGCTTGGCAAGCCTCTGGAGACGGACGGGAAGCTGGGCGCTGATACCCGGCTGGCAATCGGACTGTTTCAGGAGATGAGAGATCTGACACAGGACTATATTGCGGGCGTGAAGACTATTACAGAACTTTTAATTTCCTGA